CGCCATGACGACGGGCAGGGCGTCCAGGGCCTCGTACTCGATGCGGGGATCACCGAACACGTACTCGCCGTACAGGGCTTGCGTGGGGAAGTCCGAGCCGGCGTTCTCGTCGGCGTCGGAGGTGCCGCCGGTCGAGGAGACGACGCCCCCAGCCTGCGCCCGAGAGATCGAGGAGGCGAACTGACCAGTGAGCCCCCACGAGACGACGGTCGGGCGGTTGGCCTGGAACTGGTGGGCGGGATCGGTCACCCACTCCGAGGTACCGTCGCTGCCGTCGGCAGCCGAACCGAACGAGGTGGAGATGGCTTGCACCTGGTTGTCCATCCCGGCCGCCCACGTCCCCGATGACGGAAACACGGGGTCGCCGATCCACACGCCTGTGACGGTGCGGGCGGTCGCGTAGAGAGCGTTCGTCCTGGGGTCACGGTTGCCGAACACCATGCGCCAACGAGTCGTCGTCGAAGGGAGCTGCACCAGGAGCCGCTGGTTCAGGTTCGACCATCCCGACGCCGAGCCCCGACCGTTGTCCCCTCCGAGCGACAGCGTCACACGCTTGGTCGTGATCGCTCCATACTGCGAAGAAAGGTCCGATGCGACACCAGAGATGGACGACGGGAACACCGTCCAGTCGCGGCCGGTGGACGTGAACGCGTACACCGTTGTCGCGGTCGACGCTGCCGTCGAGATGGACACGCCAGGGTCGACCCGCACGTTGCCAGCCCACTTCACCGACACACGCCCGGTGGCGGGCTGCGTGATCGTGACGGTCACCCACTGCGACAGGTCGGCCGGAAGCGAGATGGCGGCGAAATCGAACGTCACCGACACGTTCGGGAACTGCGCCCGATTGACCTGGCCGTCCACGAACGTGAGCGCGAACGTGTCGTAGGACGTGGCGTCAATCGTGTACAGGTCCGTCGAGACGGGGATGTTCGTCGTCAAGGTCGCCATCGGGACTCCTTAGATGCGCTCGGGGGCACGCCACCAGACGACGTGCAGAACTACGACCAGCGGCAGCCACGCCACCGGGAACACGGACGCAGCCGCGGCGGCCATCACTGGGCCTGCGGCGTGCTGATACAGGCGGACCGAGTCGGTCGCCACGACAAGCTGTGCGTAGGCGACGGCGAGCGCCACACCGAGCCGCCAGTCGGCACCGACGAGGGCAGCCAGGCAGGCACCCCACGGTGCGACCAGCAGCCAGCCGTCACGCCAGCGTCCGGCGTGCGCTGCGAGGGCGGCACGGACCGGGTGGGCGGCGATCGCGTCAAACTTCGGGCCGAGCGGATCAGGACCAGTCTCGGCGACCAGCGCACGAACACCGACGACGACGAACGCGATCAGCGGCCACGGCGACCAGCACCACAACGCAGCGAACAGCGGTGATGTCTCCTTGACCATCGCAGCCAACGCCACGACCATCACCCCGGCCACAACATGCGCCGGGTGGCCGAGCTCGAGGAGCCAGACACCGAGCAGCGACAACGCCGTCGCAGGCAGGTCAACACCGACCGGCGCGACCACCTTGGGGCCGAGGATGCCGGGCAGACCGAGCAACAGCGCAGCAGCCGCCACAGCGACCCCGAACGGGTCACCTGCGGTGACACGCCACCCGATCATCCCGCACGCAGCCAGCGGCCACGAGAGGCCGTACACGAGCCACCACGCACGAGCCGACGTCCCGCAGAAGTAGGGGAGCAGCCATCGGAGATGGAACGGTCGTGGGACCGGCTGGCCCTGTGCTGCCGTCAGATACCGGAACGAGTCGGGGCCACCGGTGGACACACGCGGGACGCCTGTTGTCGGCTCACCCGGGTCGTCGGCGCGATACCTGCCGCCTTTCGGGTGCGGGATCACGACGCGCTCTGGAAGTGCTCGGCCTGCAACCAGATCGGCTTGAGGTGCGAAGTCCGCACACCGGTGGCTACATGCACCGAGATCTGGCGGGCACCGGCACGCACACAGAACGACAGGTCCTCACCCATCGGCGAGCCGGTCGACGGGTTGCGGATCGGGTCGTACCAGCCGGCGCCGATCGCCTCGAACGCTGAGCGGTGTACGAGCAGGCACGCCGAGCCGGTTGCGCCGCAGCGGATCAGTTCGGCGTCAGGGATGGACGCGGCGGCTTGGAAGCCTTCCTCGCCTTCGTGTTCACCCCAGTAGTAGATCGTCGGCACGGCGCGGGTGCGGAACCCGCCCAAACCGTCGACCTCCACTTCACGGTTCGCGAAGCACAGGCCACCGACGATCGGCCGTTCGGTCGGGTCGGCGTACGCCATCAGGCGATCCACCGTGTCGGCAGCGAAGCCCATGTCGGTGTCGATCCAGAACAGCCAGTCGGCACGGTCGGCCGCCAGGAACCGTTCGACGACCATGTTGCGGGCTGCGGTGATGCCACCGGTGCCGTACCTGACGCCGATCCAGCCGCCGCGGAAGATCCGCTGCTGTGACGAGATGTCGTGGCCGATCAGGTCAACGATCGACGCATGCCACGAGTAGGCGACCTCGACGTCGTGGACGTAGCCGATCGTGACGGCGTCAGCTCGTGCGGCGTACTGCACGCTTCGCCCCTGGCCGTGCCGACGCATCCTCCACCACGTTGACCGTGGGGCCGCGCACGCCGAACACGATCGGCGGCTCGTCGGAGAACAGGTCGGGACGGTCGATGACGAACGGGTCCGTGGCATGCCACGGGTCCCCTTCGGCGACGCGAACGATCCGCCCGTCGTAACGGACGGCGCATGTGCTGTTGGCGAACTTGAGCATGGGTACTCCTTTGGCTGTGGGCGGCTGTTGCCCCCACCGCGCCGACAGCCGGGCGGCGCGGTGGGGGCGAAGTTCAGGACCTCAGGGAGGTCACTGGTTCTGGAGAAGGCGCAGACCGAGGTCGTTCACGCTGTCCGCACCAGCACGCGCCCATGCGAACCAGCCACGCTGGCCGGTCGGGCGATTGTTGGTGACGTCGAACAAATGTGGTACGAGCTCTACGCTCATCCCGGCGCGCTGGGCGACGAGGTAGTTGCTGAAGTCGCCGACTACGAGGATGTTCGCGGCGCTGGTGGTGCCGGTGAACGACGGGGCGTAGTCGGTGAGCACGACCGGCCGACCGTTGAGACGGCTGATGCCATCGGCGGTCTGGTCGACGGTGAACCGCGACGTCGCCGTGCCCGAGCCGAAGCCACGGATCTCGTTCTCGACGTCGACCGAGAACAGCCAGCGCGACCGGGGCCGGTAGCGCTCGGGGAGCGCCGCCCAGACCTTGTCGATGTCCACTGCACCGAACGACCCGTCGGTGGTCACGACGACCTCGACGTTGGTGTTCGCGTCCAGCGCGGTGAAGATGCCGGTGAGGTCGGACGAGCCCGAGCCGGTCGCCGTCTTGGCGGCGAGCCAGTCGATGTAGCCCTGCTCCAACAGGCGCGACATCTCGGCAGCAAACGAGGGGTAGTCCATCCCGACCTCGATCGAGTACGGGATGAAGCCGCGGCCGGTGTACACCGGGACGGTCGGCTGCGCCAGCGTGGGCGCATCGTCCGAAGCAGCGGTGGCCTCACCATCGGTCGACCATGCGGTACCAGCCGAGCTGACACCCTTCCACTCGTCGGTGGTGATCGTCTCGACGCGGCAGATACCGAGGATCGGCGCCGCCGCAGCGCCGGACGTCAGGATGATGGTCGGATCGATCATCACCGGCACGCCGTAGCCGCCGTTCGCGTCGGTCAGCGACGCTGCACGGAACTCGTTGAGTGCACGGGCCTCGTCGGCCTCGAGCGCCGGGGTCGTCTGCGTGACCATCTTCATCCAGGCCGTGCGGTACGCCGGCGTCTCGGTGATGAGCAGGCGCTTGGCGATGACGTCGCCGTCCGTGTCGCGGTTGCGGGTGTCGATGAGCTTCGCGATGTGCGCCCGGTTCTCGTCGCTGATGGCGTACGCCGGCTGTGCTTCGATGTGCCGCATGGCGGCGTCACGACGCTCGGTCGGGGCCATGCTGCGGACGTCGGCGACGGTCGGCGCGTCGGGAACGCGGATGAACGTCGGGGCCTTGGCGGCAGCGGTGGAACGCTGGGCGAGTTCGTCGAGCTCGGCCAGGCGGGCCTCGGCGTCGCTGATCTCGGTCTTGAGAGCGGCGGCACGGGCGATGATCTCGTCGGCCCGGGCGTCGCACGCGGCGGCGTCACGGGTCTCGTCAGGCACGAGGGTGTCGGCTTCGGCGCGGAGCGCATCACGCTCGGCCACCAGCGCCTCGACCCGCGCGCGCAGGGTCTCTGCGTACTTCATGGGGAGGTCTCCTGTTGGAGTCAGGCCAGGGCGAGCAGTGCTCGTGCCCGGGCGGTCTTGGTGGTGTTCGCCTGCGCCTCGCCACCGTCGGTGGGCGTCGTGCTGGCTGGCTGCCCCACGCGGCCGTCGGCCGGCAGTGAAGCGAGGATCTTTTCGACGACCGACAGACCGGCGCGCTCGGTGAACCGGGCGACGAACCTGGGATCGGTCATGAGGCGCGAACGCCATTCGTCGGTGAGGGAGCGGACGCCTGACGTGGCGGCGGGGCTGGCGCCGAACGTGACGGGGCCGAACTCGTGGAGTCGGGTCCGCAGGATGGTGCGCTCGGGAAGCATGTCCGGGTTGTGTGCAGTGGCGCGCTTGGGTCGCTCCCAGCGGTCCTCCAGGACGTTGAACCGGAACGACGCGCCGAGGCCGGAACCGGCACGGGTGCCATCCATGAGGCGGCCCTCCAGGACCGGCAGCATGAAGTCCCGGTTGTATCCGGTGTCGTACAGTGGCACCTCGTAGTATGGGCCGATGTTGTCCTCCCGCAGGACGCTGATCGGGCCGAGCGGCTTGTTCCCGAGCTCAGGGTCGGCGCCGTGGTCGTACAGGACTCGCACGCGCTCCAGGTCGGTGGCGATCGTGTCGGCAAACGCCCCGCCGACAGTCCGCTCCATGAACGTGCCCTCGAAGTACGAGTCGATGCGGTACCACACGTCGAACTTGGAGAAGTGCCCGAACAGGGTCGTGCCGCCCGTCTCGGTGTCGGCGCGCACCTCCACCGCTTCGGTGGAGAACAAGCCGCGCACCAGGTTGTCGAACTCGTGATCCGTGGTGCTCACAGACATGGGGAAACCGCCTCCAACACTTTGTGGGCCAGGGTCGGCGGGTCATCCCCGCGAGACATGACGATCCGGATGACTGTCCAGCCGCGCTCTTTCAGCCAGGCGTCCTTTCGCCTGTCGCGGTCGACCATTGCTGGCAGGGAGTGCCAGTACTCGCCGTCCAGTTCGACGGCGATCTTCTTGGACGGGACGGCGGCGTCGATCGACCAGCGACCGAGCCTGAACTCGGGTACAACGTCAACGCCTGTAAGGGATTCGTCGCCCCTGTCCTGACACGACGGCGCCACACTCAACACACGCCCTCATTCGGCGCCGCCCCCTTCGTTCGTGGGGTCGGGCATGGCCGGCTGTGGCGCTGCTCCCGGGATGCCGGGCGTGTCGTACTCGTCGCCGAGCGGGTCCTCGTCTCGCATGGCACGCACCTCGTTGACGGTGCGTGTCTTGTTCTTGAGTTGCAGATCCCAGATGCGCTCACGGGTTTCGGGGTCGCCCTCGAGGATCGCGTCGCGGTTGAGCTTGATGACTTGGGGCGCCGGGATGAGCGCCGACAGGGCGTCCTCGATCAGGTCGATCGGGTAGCTGAGCGTGTGCTTCAGGAACGCCAGGTCGGCTTGCGACACGTTGGCGTACGTCACCGACTGCCCGGACACGGCGGCGTACACCATCGACGGCGGCACACCATGTCGGCGGCATGTCTGCTCGACCGTGTACCGCATCAGTTCGATGAACTGCGAGTCCTCAGGGCTGACGGAGATCGTCTCGTACGTCGTGCCTTGCGGCAGCACGAGCGGTTCGCGCTTATCCTTGGACGTCAACCAGGCGAGCAGGTCCTTGGACTGTTGCTCGGTCGGCTGACCGGGGACGGTCAGCACACCTGTCGGATGGCCGCCACGGGTGAAGAACTGGCCGCCGAAACGCTCCGCTGCGAGCGCTGTGCCGGTGACACGCGACCCGTAGCTGATCGGGGACAGCCCAAACGGTGAACCGGGCGCGACAACCTCGCCCGGCATGTGCCACAGGTCCCCGAACGGGAACACCTGCATCACGCCGACACCCTTCACGCGGGCCTGCGGGATGCCGTCCTTGACGGTCCGTTCGGTCACGTCCTCGGGTGCGAGGAGGTCGATCTGTGACGGGCGCACCATCGAATCGACCGCCGTCACCAGCCCGAAGCTGTTGCCGTCCGCGAACGTCGACCAGGCGAGCTGATAGATCCAATACCGCAGCGTCGGGACCTGCATCGACGGGCGACGGATCACCGCCGACTTCGGCACCTCGATACGCCGGTCACCCTGGTAGCGGATCTGGTCCACCGGCAGCGACGCGATGTTCTTGGCCTTGATGTGCAGACACGCCCAAGTGGCCGCATCGCGGCACGCTTCCTCGATGGACGACACGGCAGGCGACCCGCCGTCGGCAGCCATCGCGATCGCCAGTTGACGCAGCGAGAACGAACCGGACCGGTCCTCGATGGCGGTGGACGGCGTGCGGGAACGAAACAGGAAGCTCATCGGCTCACCCGCCACGACACAGCCAACGCCAACGCGCCGACGATCATCAGACCAACGCCTACCGACACCAGGAACCCGCCGACGACGAACGCAGTACCGCCCACGGCCTCGAGCGCAGAAGTGACCGTTTCTCGGCTCATGGTCACCTCGCAGTGGTCAGCATCCAGAACGACTCTGGTTCGGCTTTGATGGGCAGGAGAGAACGGGCGATCAGCCACGACACGAGCGGCGACAACGGCACAGAGGACTTGCGGTCGAACACGAACCCGCCACCAACGATGCGTTCCGTCGCCTTCTCGCCAGCGATCTGCAACTGGTCGATGCCAGCCAGCTTCGGACGTTGCGCCGTGCCGTGCTCGACGGCCGACACGATCGCCTGACAGGCAGCCTTGTACGCCTCTGGGGTGACCGGCTTGATGGCGTCCGTGGACAGGTCCTCGGCCTCGAAGTGTTCGACGATCGCGCCGAGCTCGCCGAACGACTCGCCGTTGCCTTTGTCGAGCCCGATGGCGGTCGGCTTGTACTTCGCGGCGAAGTAGGCCATGCGTTCCGGCAGACGTGCGGTGCCCTTGAAATGGTCGACGACGGCACCCCAGGACGACGCGAGGGAGCCGGTCTGGATGCTGATCGTCGTCCAGCCCTGGTGGACGTCGTAGGCGAGCGTGCAGTCACCCGGCGTCACGTCGTGATGCGTCGTGACCGCCGTGTCGTTCCAACGCTCCTGGTCGAGCTTGGGGGGCACGGCGGCGTGCGACGGCAGCGGCTCCCAAATGCACAGACACTCACGGGGGAACAGCGGGCCGAGCTCGAGCGCCAGGTCCGCCATGTCCTCCTCGAGAACCCAGCGGCCAAGACCCGGGTTCCCCCGATACCACGCGGCACGGTCGTCGGCGTCCGGCGGCGTCCACGTGACGGTGCCGTCCGCGTTCACGACCCACAGTTCGCCGGTGTGCTCTGTGTACGACAGGCGTCCGGCGCCCTTGCCGGTGACCGCCTGTAGGCGCATCTCCCACGCCGGCTCGGAGATCTCCAGGCCACCCGACCCGGACCACCACGACTGACTGTGCGGGTTCGCGAGCTTTGCGGGACCGGAACCGGCGATGTGCTCGCGCTGGAGGTGTTGCGCCTCGTCGTAGATGACCAGGTCGGCTTTGTCGAACCCTCGGCCCGACTTGCCGGTGCGGGTCTTGAACAGCAGGCGTCGCTTGCCGGTGATCTCTGAACCCGGCGGACCCTTCAGCTCGTAGCCCTGGTCGCCGTGCGCGCGTCGCTCGTGCAGCACCAAACGGCTCAGGTCGTCCCACGCCTCGAACACGCGGCCGATGCGGAGGTAGATCTCGTTGGCGGTCGGATACTCGTGAGCCGTGTAGATCGTCAGCGTCTCGCCGACCAGGAACATGCCGCCGAGAATCCGAGCAATCACCGTCTGCGTCTTGCCGGCCCCCTGCCGACCACCGAAGTCGCCGACACGCTTCGCAGCCCACGACCCGTCGGCCCGGAGCGCCATGCCGTTGCGTAGGCGTAGCTCCTGGGAGCGGCTGAGCGGAGCGCCGTCACAGATCTCGTAGCGGTTCGCCAGCTCGATCGTGTCGTTAGCCGTTTCCCGACTTGCGACGTCCGGCGGTTCGTAGACGATCTGCGGAAGCTCCGTCCCGAGCCGTTCGGCGAGCGGTGATCTCATCGAGAGCTGACACCTCCGCTGGCGGCGAGGCTGCATCCAGCGCCGCGATATCGGCGAGCGTCGCCCGGTACTGGGCGGCGAGCTGAGCAACCGTGCCGGAACCGTTCTGCCGGGCCTTCTCGAGGTCGTCGGCGAGCAAGTCGAGCAGGGCCTTCAGCGCCTCACGACGGTCAGGACCTTTGAGCTTTGACATGGGTAGGACCCCCTGGGT